GTTATAGGCAGAACAGGGTCAACGGGCGCAACAGGTGTTGGCGTCGCCGGTCCTGTTGGCCCCGCCGGCCCGATCGGTGAAACAGGCCCGCAAGGCGACATTGGCGAAACTGGTAACATAGGCGAAACAGGCCCAACGGGCGCAACAGGTGTTGGCGTCGCCGGTCCTGTTGGCCCCGCCGGACCCAAAGGCCCGACCGGACCAACCGGCCCTTCCGGACCCACAGGCCCAACCGGACCAACAGGACCAACCGGACCACCAGGTCCCGGCGGACCAGCTGGCCCCGCAGGGCCGCAAGGCGTTACCGGGCCCACTGGTGTACGAGGCTTTACTGGATCTACAGGCGCTACAGGCCCCACTGGCCGTATCGGACCAACGGGCGCCACAGGCGCTACTGGTGTAAAAGGTAACACAGGCGCACCAGGCGTTGCTGGCCCATCTGGTCCGTCTGGCCCATCTGGTCTGTGTGGCCCGCCAGGCGTTGCAGGCCCAATTGGCCCTGCCGGAGTCGCCGGCGTTGCGGGGCCAGCTGGCCCGGCTGGTCCTACTGGCTTGAGAGGTCAAACCGGTCCAACGGGCCCTACCGGAGTCGCCGGCGTTGCAGGGCCAGCTGGCCCCGCTGGCCCTACTGGCTTGAAAGGTCAAACCGGTCCAACGGGCGCAACAGGCGCTACAGGTATACAAGGAATTGTTGGCCTATGTGGCCCACAAGGCGTTGCTGGCCCATCTGGCCCGTCTGGCCCGTCTGGCCCGTCTGGCCCATCTGGTCCGTCTGGGCCTTCTGGCCCCACTGGCCCTACAGGCGCTACAGGCGTTACAGGAGCAACGGGGCCGTGTGGAGATACCGGAGCGCCCGGAGTTATTGGCGTCACTGGCGCGACAGGGCCGGGCTTAACGCTCGAGACTCTTTTAACGGCTATCCAATCAAACGCAACGCTACGAGCTGCTATTAAAGATGCAGCCATATAAACGCTATCGCGCAAAATTGCTACGCCGCTAAAATGTCAAAACCCAGACACAACGCGAGTACCTATCATGGCGAACTGCTCTCGAATGATCTCCCTCAACCGAGATAATATTTTACAGTCGACAAAGCAGGCTAATTTCTTTGTTGAAAACCCGGGGCTCTTATCGACCAAAGAAAGCCTAGATCAGTGCCGCGCCGCGTTTGACGCATCAGCACGCAAACAAGGCTGCCGCTGCCGGGCTGATACGACACTGCTCTTTAGCTGCGTTTTAAATTTTCTTACAGCACTTGAAGCTGCCAAACACGAAAACCCAGAAGTAGTTCTGCAGTTTGTGCGGTACATAGCAAAGACAGACGATATTACCGGCACCTGCGTTACAATATATTATTCCGGCCCAGACAGCTCTGCGACGACGCCACAAAGATATCAATTCCCATGAGCCTAAACATAAATCGCCGCTTACAACTCACGTGGGAAGTAAGCCGCTACAATATCCGCGACACTGACGGCATTCGCGTGCGCATTACAGCAGCGTCGGCAGCGCTCATGCCAGCTAAAATATTCGCGTATTTGCTGCTGCCCATGAAGCCAGCCGCAGTTGAACGGGTTGGCGCATTTGACCACGTGTGCTCGCCAGTTGACTTAGAAGAGTACCCAGAAGATGAGCCGCTGCCCGACCACAGGCCCGAGTGGTTCCGACTGGACTACGTGGACGTGCTTTTGCGATCGCGCGCAGAGGTAGACGAATTCATTAAAGAAGTCACCAATGACGTGCAGCATTTAAAAACAACGCTCGACCTAACCGACACGCTGCTACCCGTCGGCCAGACATGGATAGGCACGCCGCCCGTCGAAGTACTGATCCCCGAGTTTTCGGCGCCGACCGCGACAGTTAATGGCTTCACGGCTTGGATTCTTAACTACGACGCGAGTTACGTGTGGAGCGGTACAGCCACGCTGGGTTCAGTAGTAGTGAACAGTGTGCGGCAAGTCGTCGTAACTGGCTTGGCAGCCGGCACCAGCTCAACGGCGACGATCACAACGACAAAAGCTGGGTTTACCGGATCTGCCACTATTACGGCGCCAGCTTTGCCCGGAGCGTAATCATGGCCGCACTTGTCGTTATAGAAGACAACACCATTATGGCTATGGTAAATGATCACAAGTTTTCAACGATTCCCTGCCTCGCCCACAAACGCGATGTGTTTAAAGCGGGTGTCGGCGGCTGCGGATCGTGCGCCCAGAAACGACAGACACGCCAGCGGGACGAAATGGCGCGCATTAAAGCGTGCTTAGCCGGCATGAGCGCCCCAAAGAAAACAGAGCTTAAGGCTCTGCTGGGCGCGGAGCAAGCGCGAGTCGTGTATGTCAACGTTAGCGGCAAAGTTGTCCAGCTAACCTTCTAATTCCCTCTGCCGCGTGTTGCTAAATTTTTGGCAAAAACACGGCATATTTAATGTCCCCACTGAGTCGTATCAGTGGTTTTGTCTCCTCTCGTTATAAGGGAATTAACGAATGCAAGTTAAGTTTTCGGCGCTTCGCCGCGGCGTCATTCGACGCATGGGCCGCTCGGCCCCGCAGTTCCAAATCGTCAGCTCGAACGCTATCAAGCTATTCGAGGATACCGCCAAAATCAGGCGGGACGGGGTCGACGCCCGGATTGGCTTTTGGAACAAAGTCGAGTATCTGAGGGATCAGATACTTGAACGGACAATGGCGCCCAAGCGCGGAAGTATGGCCCGCATGTATGCGGACTATACCGCGGCCATGCTCCGAGGGGAGCTGGCTACATACGACCGCGAGTCCGGCCTCGTACTCGAGGTAGACGAAAATATTGAAGCTCGCGTGCAAGAACACGCACGCCTCGCCTGTACGGCGTCGCTGGCTTAGGCCAGCACCCACCCCGTCACTAGCTTTAGTAGCTGGGGCATTTTATACATTTGTATAAAACGCCTTAGCTACAGCTAGTGACGGGGTTCAACGGGGCGGTGCAATTTTCCTTAGCTATCAACAAAGAAGGCCCAGTGAAACGCAAAGCAAAACTCGATAAAAAAGCAGAAACTATTAAGCCGCCATTTGTGATGGCTCACCCCAACGATGACGCCGACGCCTACGGATGGACGCTGGGCAAACTGTGTCATTTAGCCACAGAGGCCGACGACAAAGACTGGCCGGGCCTTGCTATGTTTGATATGCCGCTGCCGTTTGAGACCCGGCAAATATACGGCCATAACGTAGAGTTCGCGTGTCCCGGATTCGTGCAGCTGCTCTTAGACGCCGACCCGCGTATTCGTGCCGGAGCGCTCAAAGTGCGCGCGGCAGGGTACTCGCCGGCAAGCCTTAAAAAGTATCAAAAGACAGTGTGCGCTGTCTTTGCCGACGTAGTCATGCCAGAGATCGAAAAACGATTTAACGCCATTGCAGCAAACGTGGCTGAGTTTTACGCAGCCCGCCTTGCACACATTGATACTTTTGGCGTCGAAGACTAAACGATCACAAAGACGCGAGAATGACAAAGTCTCGGCGGTAGCCAGCCACAGGGCGCTGACCGAGCATGACCGCGTCGTCCGATCGGCCTTCGGCGTCAACAGGGTATGCACCACCAGCGTTTGACACGCCCGGCCGGTGCAAGCCCAGCTCTGCAGCTTTACGCAGCGCCATGTTTGCTGTTGCCGAGTCCATCAGTTCCTCGATACCATTACCACTGATTACACATTCGAATCGCCCGGTCGTCACTTGAGATAGGTCATCAATAATGGAAATCATGGCAGAGGCCTCCGAGGTTAAGATTGAGCTGACGTACGCTATGGTAATGCGCGCACTCAAACTCAGCAAGCTGCAAATACGGGCTATCTTTATAAGCATTCTCCAGAAGCCGCTCCCCGCAGAAGAAGATATCTTACCGGCAGAAGATATCTTAATGTTGCTTGCGGCCGACATGCTAGAAAACCTTGTGTTTTTGCAGCCAGAGCAGCGCACCGTTATTCTCTCTGGGTTGCGCGAAACAGCCAGTGGTCCGAACGAATGCCCAACGTGTCTCAACCAGCTGGTGTTCGTCGAAAGCCGCTACACCACGTGGACAGGGCAAACAGGCTTCGTGGACCTAGAGACGGGCGAGCAGGTCATGACTCTTCCGCATCCGCCTATGGAAACAATCGGGTATAATCTAACCGAGCTGTACCGCCGTGGAGTATTGCGCATCGAAAAGAAGGCAGGCTTTCATGTCAAAAGTAACCCAAACCGCGTGGGCGAGCCCGGAGACGTTTGGCAGCGTGCTTCTGACGTCCTTCCTGGATAGCTTTGGCGTAGAGGGGCTAGACTGGGACCCGGCCACTATTGCGCTAGAAATCGAAGACGAGTTTGGCGTTGATCTTGCGCAGCCCGTACTCGACAAGCTTATTGTCGCCATGCAGATATTAACGACCGACAGGTTTTTTAAAAGCCTGCCGGATTTCGTGTCGTTCTGCAACATACTCAACGGCGACACGTACCGGCCAGATGTGTGGGACCCGGCTGACGCAGAAGAAGTGGCGTGGGGCATTACCGAGGCTATGCTGATCTCGCCGCCGGAAGACGACGAGCCGGAGCCGTTTAATGCAGAGATTTGCGCGTATATCGGCGCAGTGTTAGACGGCGAAGGTATCATCAATCCGCCCGACATACTACGCATTGCGCTCCGGGCCGCTAGAGTGTCTCCGTCAATCGAAGACTTCTCGGACGACCCAGCGATGTTCAGCGCCGTATATGACTTAGAGGCCGGCAAGACAGCCGATATCAATCAGACGATTTTGATGAAGACCAAGTTGCTAGCCGCGCAACTATCGGCTCTTCACCTTCAGAATGGAAACACTCAACAAGTTGTAGCGTTGCTTGAAAGCGCGCTATCAAAATAACGGAGGACGTAACGTGCTTGTGCTCTCAAGAAAGCAAGACGAAGAACTGGTCATCGGGACGGACGCCCAAGTTATCGTGCGCGTCCTGTCAGTCGTAGGCAACAAGGTTAAGCTGGGCGTCATTGCTGCGCCGGCTATATCTGTTATGCGTGGCGAACTGCTTACATCGCGGCTAGCTCGTGCAGCCGGTCAAGCGACAGCAAAGAAGCAGCGGCCGATTGCTTAACAATAGCGCCGTCAGTTTTCTCTGACATCAGCCGGTCCAGCGTAGACGCCATGCCGCGGTCAAGCGTCGGCACTACGTTGGCCAGCTTATCGCGGTCCATGTACACTCCGCCGGCGCTTACAGCGTCAGCAAAGTCATCGCCTAGCCATTCGCGCACGTCTTCCACAGCCAGTTTCTCGAGGTCATCCAGCGCGTAAATATTACCCGTGGTGGTCTCGACGTTCTGTGCCAAGAAATCGCGCGCCACCTTTTCGGTAATGGCAAACAAGACTTCTTCGGGGCGGGGAAGCCCGCCATCGGAGTACAGTCTGTTCAGGTGGGTCTCCCGGTCAAAATTATCGACCGCGCTTGCCAACTTGAGCCGCATGCCGACTTCCCGGGCTTTCTCCGGGTTAGCGTCAACAATCTCGGCCAATTTGGTCAACTCAGCAGCCAAGTCTCCGAACTGGCGCTGCGTGAGCCTTACGCGGTCTTTAAGCATTTGGCTGGCTACTTTGGCGGCGCAAGCGCCTAGGCCAGCAGCAAGCTCAAGCGAGCCATCAGCGTCGCTGGTGTCAGCTCCGTGCTGGGCCGCTTTTTCTAGAATTTTGGCGGCAATCGTGTGCCGATCGTCAAACGTAAACTCGTCGCGGTACTGCTTAAAGTACGCCGCGGCAAACTTAATCTCGGCAGCGTTACGCAGCGGTAGGTGCCGTTCTTTGTGGTCGTCGCTGGCCCAGACAACGGCAAAGTCCGAGTCTGGCAGGTTGTCCACAGTTGTTACGTTACTGGCGGCAATTTTCTCTTCGAGATCCTTTACAAGACCGGCAATACCAAAGTAATCGGCGGCTTGGCGGATCTTTAACTCGATGGCGCTGGCGACCTTGTTATCAAAGTGAGCCCGCTTATCTGCGAAAAAAAGCGCTGACATCCATGTTGCCGGGCTCGTGTGGCACGGGTAAAGTTTATGTTGCTGATCGGCGTACAGATGGCGAGGAAGCTCGTTGCCTCCGGTCAGCCGCTCGGGCGAAGCAGACTTTACAAAGTCGGGCTGCGCGTACAGCGTTGTTAATCTGTGCGTTTCGCTGCCGCTGGTATCGTGAGCCTGATCGAGTGAGTTGTCTAGCATGAGTGCGCCTTCCGGTTTAATACGCCGACATCACCACGCGGGAGCCGTGTCAGCTTTAGGCATTTTTCTTGACGTACCGGTATTTCCGGCCGTCGCTAATTGTCCGCTGTGCCAACAAAATACGCTACACCTATTTGACGATACAGTCGAACACGGGCTATGGCTGCACTGTACCGCGTGCGCACGCCATGGAGATATCATAACGTTTGGGGCGGCAATTTGGAATACAAGCATAACCGAGACATTAGACAAGTTAGCCGACCTGGGGTACATCAATTATGCCGAAAAAGAACTTGCTACGCCTACTTATATGCGGCACATTCACCGGCGTAAAGTAATAGAAGAGTTTTGGGAAACTGCAGCTGAGCAGTTATGGGCGCACGGAGATGATATCATTGCTTGCCGTTTGCGCGATCTTGGCGTCTATCTTGAGCTGGATGCCGCCAATGCAGACTTAACGCCTCGCCGCTTAATCGGCGTAGCCACCCGGCGGCAAATAACCACGTTTTGTACGGCCATGGCTCGCCCGGCCCCAAAACAAGCCCGCAAAAACTGCCCCAGTCTAGTCATGCCCTATTACGACTTTCCCGGGCGCTTAACTGGCGTGCTTATCACCCAGTACTCAGAAGACGGCGCGCCCAGAAGAAACTTTATCGCGCTTTCGGCCATTCGGCGCCGCAGGCCAGACGCGGGCTATTACATGCTCAACACCGCTATTACAGCGGCGCCCAGCGTGCTTAGAAATACACAGATCATTCTTGACGACCCGTTCTTGGCTCTCGCCGCCCAGCACACGCAATTACGGCATAACTTACCGTTACTGCCCATTATGGCGAGCTACTGCGGCCCCGAGGCAAACAGCTATGGAACCAGCTGGGCTGCCTTTCCAACGACGCCCCGCCTGTTCCAAAGCAATACAGTGACGCCCGAGATCATAAGCCAAGCCGCGGCAGCCAGAGGGTATGTAAGCATTGCCTCTGTAACATATAAACAAGTGCGCTACGCTATTTTGACGCGCTTGGCTTATATCCGTACCCGCGCGCAAACGTGGCAAGTAGCGCTCTCAAACGCACTTATCGGCCAGAGCGACATAGTTTCGTATTCTTTTGCCACCCGCCTAACAGTCCCCGGCGCAAAGTTATACAAGTTTTTTAAGCCCATCGAAGACAAGTTTGTGCCGGGCTTTATCGACCGCGTGCTATCTGTCGCGGCGATCCGGTCCCCAAACGACGACGAGCCGCGCGAGCGTAAACCCAAGTGGTCTGTCATTCCGCGTGCCACCAGCTGGTATTCCCGGGCAGGCCAAATGGTGTGCTCCGCCAACATCATTATTACCAAGGTCCTCCAAGCAGACACAGGCGCCCGCACGTATATCGGCGTAATCTACCATGCCACCGGCTCCATCGATTTTGCCGACAGCGCGCAAAAAATAGAAAGTATCGGGTTATTGCGGTTTGTGCAGATTCACGCTGCCACGCACAACGTAAACATTAGTATTGACCAAGCGTGGAATAAGCGGGCACACCTATTCGCGCTCGAGTTGTACCAGCCCGAGCTCATCCTTATTTCGAATAAACGCGGCTGGGACGAAAACAGCGAGACGTTTAAGTTTGCAAACTACGCAATCAATAATATAGGCGAAGTAGTAGGCGAGTTTATGCTCCCGCAGCAGAACCGATCGGCGGCGTTCCCCGTTCCCGTCGCCGTTGCCCCGCCAGCTATTCATCGCTTTTTAACGTCAAGCCCCGAGAACGCCTTTGTCTGGACGGTCTTTTCTGCCATTGTTGCCGACCTTATTGCGCCCATCTTACGAAAAGACGCGACAGCTACAGCGATCCCCGGCACGAACTTTAACGTCGCTGCAAAGATTGGCGCGGCATTACAGTGCGATATGTTTCAGTCGTCGCTCTTAAATCGCAAGGCTTCGCCGCGCCACCTCACCGAAATCTGCGCAACTACCAGCTGGCCGGTTTTTATATTAAACGCATTTGACGATACCTTGTTTAGCCCCGCGGTACCGCATTGCCGCACGTTACCGGCGCTTGTGAAGCTGGCCGAAGACGTGGCCGCCATAGCCGTCGGATACAACTGGCAAGTCGTGCGCGGGCAAGCTCCCGGGTTTAGCACCGACTTTTCCGCGTTGCGTTACGTCCTGCCGGCTTACATCCAGCGCGCACTAAGCCGGCGAATGGGCTTGGCTGCGCAACAAAAAAACATAACTTTAGCCGTCATGGCAGACCTCCACGCTTGGCTGCTCGAGACGTACCAAGTTAGCTTTTCGCTCAAGCACGCTACGGAGCAACTCATTACAGCCGACAGCGCCCACATTACACTCATGGAGACTCTTGCCGACGCTATGCAGTTTGGCAAAATAGCGCTCTTGCCGCGCCGCCGTATGGCCTCGCAGTCGTACATGTACGTGCTGCGCCAAAAGGACCACTGGTGGATTAACCGCCGGGCCATCGACTCTTATGCGCACTTTGCCAAAATAGGCCTCCCGAACTGGCTGGCCATCGTAGACTTACTTATTGCCGAGGGGGTGTTTGCCGGGGAAGAAACCATACATAAATCAACTGGTATTTTTGTAAAAGCCAGCTGGTGTGATAAATTCTGTGTCAGCCAAGATTCGCCCCGTGCCCTCGAAATTGGATAATTCTATGGCCGCGTTATTCGCCCGACAGACAGACGACCTTGACGACGATTTTATCGAAGAAGAGTGGCAGTTTGTGCGCGAGACGCCGGACGATGACGACGACAGCGAATTGCCTATTACGCCGACGCAATTCATAGACGACGACGAGGACGACGAAGAAGATAACTTTGACGAGGCAAACTGGGACGATAACGACGACGAAAAAGTCGATGAGCCCGAGCCAGCGTACGAAGAAGACTTTGACGAGGACGAAGACGACGAATAAATACCGCGCTAGTAACACGGTTGGTCGGTGGTAACTCCGACGCATCTGCATTAAAATAACAGCGTTCGCTCATGGAGGAGCAACGACATGTATAAAAAATGCAAAGATTGCAAAAAAAAGAAACTTCTGGCAGAGTTTTCAAAACTCGCAACAAATAAAACAGGTCGCGCAAATAGTTGCAAAGTGTGCAAGCGGGCCTACGACAACGCATACTACGCCGCAAATGTACACCGACGAAATGCTGTAACCAGCACTAGACGCGCGCAAAGACTAAACGCACATCGCTTTGTCTGCGAATATTTGTTAACTCACTTTTGCGTTGATTGCGGAGAAGCCGACCCAATTGTTTTAGAGTTTGACCACGTGCGCGGTAAAAAACTGGCCAGTATTTCTGTGTTAAAAAACCGCACTAGAAAAACTGTAGAACGAGAAATTAAAAAATGCGTTGTCCGGTGCGCCAATTGCCACAGACGTAAAACGGCAAAACAGTTTTCGTGGCGGTCAAAGATCGCGCGTAAATTCCGCAGATAACGCAATTGCGCAATACGTACGATATAATTCATGTTGGCTGAGGCACAACATGAATAACTTCGAAATTACTATCAAAGACATTAACGCCCTTGGCGCCACAGAAGTCTCGGCTATTTACACGCGGCTTTCCTCGCCTGGGCGCAACATGCGCCGCGAGTTAGAAAAGCGCTATATCGAGCCCCAGCCGGGCGACCACGAAACGATCATGATCGCTACAGTGCTCTTTAATAGCCTGTTTGTGTCGTGGGTCGGAACGCGCGCTGTCGTAGCCGATATAGACGGCGCCAGCGCAGCCGCCCAAAGCGTCGAATGCTTCACAGATAACGAGCTGCGCCAACGCGGTTTTGCCCTGCTTGGGCTGCAAGCCTTGATATCAGCCGGCTTCATTGATAGAGATAAGCCGGTAGTCGTGTACCGCGAGGCGGCCATCCGGCTGGCCGATCGCTGCGGCTGTAAAATCGTAATACTAGGCGCGGCCTAATTGTGCGACAACAGTCGCTTGCCGCGCAACACGTTCCACCTTGAACCGGGGCCGTATGAAACGTTACACAGAAGAAAAACATATTATTGAGAACCGTATGCGGCTGTACAAACAGCTCACGCCGCAGCTTGGTTCGCAGCACGCCGCGTATACGCCACATGCCGGCCGCTTTCGAAAGTCTCTTCGCTGTGCTGGTTGCGGGAAGCCAAAGTGTCAGTTATGCCACCCAGACAAGTTTCCAAAACGTATACCGACCGCACAAGAAAAACATAACTGGTTATTAGATTAATTACCCTTCTTGGAGAAAACAATGTCTGACATCACGATCTCGCCCTACGCCCAAACGATCCTGAGCGCCTCTGTCGACCTGGCCACATCCGTTGCCCACGAAATGCTGCTTGAAGACACCCGCCACGTTATCAAGTTCGAGGCTATCTCTCGGATCATGGCCGACGAGAATAAACTCACCGGCAAGCAGCACAGCTTCTCGAGCGCCGAAGCCACTGTGCATGTAGACGCAGAGTACGCGGCGCACCTTGAGCAACTGCGCAAAGCCGCAGTGACTAGAATCATGGCAAAGGGCACGTATGAAGCCGCCCTCGCAAACGCCCGCCTACAGCAGGAGACACACGCATGAAGTCAGGCAAGCCAGGCTTCCACAAAAAATGGGGCCAACTGCACGAGCAGTGGAACCACTCGAACATCACGTTTACGCCAGAAATGATGATGGACTTATTTGGCGATACGTCGACTTCGCTGCGACTTAAACTAACAACGTCGCTTATACAGGGCCTAGAAAAAATCATTGGCGCCGACTGCCCGTGGTCGCCTAAACGTATATCGCAGTTGCTTACAGAGGAAGACCTTTGCGAAGTCTTTCTCAAAGGCGGGAACGGCCGTATAGAAAATGGTGGAATCTCGTTGAGCGGCAAGACGGTGCAAGAATTTGATAGCAACGTAAAAAAGCTGTTATCGGGCTGCCTAGCTTGCATGTTAGAAAAGCTAGACCGCTGGATCGACGAGGGCGTTCACATCGGAGTAGAGTACACTCCAAGATCGCGCGCGTTTATGAAGAACGCGTCGAATAACTAGTACCCGCGAAAATAGTTGCCGGTAATGCTTTCATCGCCCCAGTCTTCGATCCGCGCGTTCTCGGCGGCTACCTGTGTCACGAGTTTGCGGGCGACGCCGGCTACTTCGGCAAAGTTAGGCCACGCGTCGTTAATGTGCCACAACGCAGCGCAGCCAATGTTTACAGCCTGTGCAAAGTCATCTGTTAGTAATGTATTGCGCGTAATAGTATAAATGTCACTCCCGGTGCGCGAGTCAGCCTTGTTTTCTACGAGAGCAAGAAAATCTGATATTACGCCGGGCATATCTTGCGACGACCAGTCGTACTGGAAAAAGCGTATTTGTTTAAGTTTAATAGCTTGGCACGTATAAAGTAACGACCGAGTTTTATCAAGACTGTAATGCGCGCGGTGATTAATCTCAGTAGGCGGCTTATACACAAGTAAATCTTGGGCAGCCGATCGCACTAACCGTACAGCCATAACGCGGTCTAGATTAAAACCAGCTTGTACCATAACTGTTTCGCGCACGGTGCCGGCGCCAGTGTAATCGTGCGATATAAAGTCGCAGTTAAATGTTTTTGACACGCGCATGCACTCAGCAGCTTCGGCCAAGTGATCGCCGCCAATGAGCAAACGTTTGGCCCACAAGACATCGATTGTGCCGTCGAGTCGGAAGCCCAGCACAGTGAGTACCGTAAAGCTGATACCTGCTTCGCCACCACCGCCCCAATCGATCGCCAGCATTCGGTTCTTATAATTCTCTAAGTTTTTTAAGCACTTGGGATCTGGCTCTTTTTTGTTCTCCCACTCAAGGAGGCAGGCATTTTTAAGCTCGGTTTCACTGATGAGTTTTTGCCCGGCATCTGCGCTTTCGCCCATGACTTCATTGTAAAACTGCGACTGCGTCATGTTGCCGTAGCCTTCGCGCTTCAGCAGAAGCGTTGACCACTTTTCCGGCTCGGCAAAGTGCATAGGCAAGATAATTTGCGGCACGTGATAACCAGCAAACTGCCAGCGACGTTCTGGATATCTATGGACCCAGCGGCCAAAACGCGGATTGATTGGAGCGCGACATTTCGCACACACAGTGCCGGGTTGCTTTTCACTAATGTGTATATTATATTCGCCTATCATCGCGTCGAGATCATGCTCGAGCGCCGGTATGTTCCAGTGTTTACATGACGAACACGGAATGAACCATTCTGCTTGCGACGACCGCTTGTACAAGCCGAAGATAAGGTTGTCAGTTGTCTTAGGGGTCCCCGTGAAATAAGTGGTCGCTGTGCGGCTGTACGACATAGTTTCTTGAATGATAGGAACATGGTCAGGGTCCATGTCTTGACATTCGTCGATACATACTCTGTCGGCACTTACGCCGCGCACTCGATCTGCATCAAGCAACGCAAAACTAAATAACATCATTGCGTTATTTTTAAACGACCGTTGTAACACAGAGTTCTCTGTCGTTGAATCGCTCCACTGCGATTTAATTGGCGACTGATCTATAAACGGTCGCACGTAGTTGTTACTAAACCGCCGGACTTGTTCAAAGCGCGGAGTAACATAAAGCGTTTTACAAAACGGTACAGAGTTAGCAAATACAACACCGTGAGCAGCAAGCGACGTGCTTTTGCTCACTTGTCTACCAGTGCACCACACCTGATTCTTGGGCATCAAAATTCGAAATAAAGGAGAAAAAGGAAAATGATTTTTTATAGTGTAAGGTTGTCCTGACAAATTTAAAACAAGAGGCAGCAGCGGTTCAAGCGATGGAAACGCGTGACGTTCTGACAGCTCGCGCAACAGCCGCGCACGGTCGTTACCGGCCGAGCTCGTCTTGGGATCTATCGCAACAAGCTGCTCAAACAAATTAGCAATCCCAACAACTGGGGGCGCTATACCGGGGGTTTTATTTCGCGGGAGCTGATCCCGCATTATTTGAGGTGGCATATGGTTAAGTATAGGAATGGGCGTCATGTAAGCTATAGGCAAAACTCGAAGCCAGAATTGCAATGGCTAGAAGACGGCGCAAACGCGCTCATTGTGTTTGCGTTTGTGTGTGTGAAAGTTATTGCCGTAGCCTTGTGGCAATGTGTTTGCGCTCTCGTGCGGGCAGTGATACACGCAATAAAGCTAGTTCCAGCAAAATAATTGCAGAACTCTTCTTTGCGGGTATGCTGCACCACTCATGCGGTCGCGGCGGGTATACTAAACGGTGACTCGCCGCGGCTTTTTAGGAGAATACAAATGCCAACCATCGGTCAATCAGCAAAGTTATATTTTGAACGCCGACTCCCTGCCATGCAAAAAACTCATCGCGGCCCAGGTCCGCAATTGTATTTAACAGATAACTTAGTCAACTATCTAAAGTTAGAAGCGCCTCTGCCGCTTCCGCAATACTTGGCGCCACCGGGTCCGCAAAACGTCGATACAACTTTAACTCAAGTGTGGCCTCACGGTGACGCCACTGTCATATAACCATTAGGACAACAACGTGGAAAAACTATTTATTTATTTCTCTGCTGCGCTCATTGGCGCCGCGCTCTTCGGCGGCGGCTCGCTTCTTTTGGCTGTGGGCGCAAGCTATATTATTCTCGTTGGCGTAAATAGTTTGTCCCGCCAGCACCGAGCAAACGAACACCAGGTATAACGATGTTTAACGCGCTTGACTTTTTTGTTGTAGCTTTAGCCGCCGGTGCCGTGATTGACGTCTGGCACAAGGGCTCTATTTTCAGTACGGCTCGCGCGTATGCGCAGGCCATACAGGACGTTACGCCGCACAACAGCGCCAAAGGCAAGCTGCTTGAACTCATCAATTGTCCGTTTTGCAAGTCGTATCACTTGCCGCTGTATTTCTTCATCATGCTCTTGGCAGGACACTGGTTCGGCGGTAGCATCATGACCGTCACGCAACTTGCTCTCTATAGCCTAGCCGCCACGCGGCTAGGCAATATAGTAGATAACTTGTTGCCAGGAGCCGCGAGATACATGCCACAAGAAGGACCTTATAATGGCGCCGGATACGACCCAGGATACTACGACGCAGGAAAACCCGACGATTCAGCCAACCCGCCTGTCGTATGACGTTGAATTTTTAGAAATGTCGGCTAAATTTTCAGACGACGTACTTGTCGCTATCCCAGAATTACGGGGGCTGGCTATCGTCCCGATGTGGACGCATCCGCCAGAAAACTGCCGTGCGGGCCTCATGCGGCTCAGAAACCCCGAACCGCCTTATCTCGCAGAACTACTGGCCTTATTGGGCCGGCTTACAAGCTTTGCCGTCGAAGTTCACAGGGACTTAGTCGGGCAATTAAAGATGTTTAATCAGTACGCGAGTGAGTTATCGGCAACGATCTCAGACCGTACGAATCAATTGGAGCAACTCAACACTCATGCCGACACCACCGACACCCCAGAACCCAACAATGCCGAACAACAATGACGCCGCACCATCTATGGCTGTCACGGGCAGCAGCGGTTCAAGCACGCTTATCGACGTGCTAGCAGCGCAGTTCTCTCACCTCGAGAGCGGCGAAGTCCGGTCTGAACTAGAACGCCATTACGGCGACCAAGTTTGGACAACCGACGAACTCTGCGCGGCGTTTGGCGTTTCTCATTTTGCTCCACCTTATGTGCACGTCATACGTAGGCACGATGCTTGCCGCGGCACCGTTGCGTACATCGACGCGCCGCGATTCTATTTCTCGTTCGTCCCTGACAAAGAAAACCAAAAATAAATGGCCGCTTTGCAACACGAGTACGAGTCTGGTGCTGTACGCAGCGCAGACTGTGCTGCAGTACGCTACGACTTAATCACGCCCATCGGTTTGCGAGCTGTTGCAAACGCTTGCGCCGAAGGCGCTGCAAAGTTTGGTGCATACAACTGGGAAAACGGTATGCCAGCTGAAGACCTGTTGAATCATGGGCTTGCCCACATCTACAAGTTTTTAGGCGGCGACCGCAACGAAGACCACTTGGGTCACGCAGCGTGGAATATCTTGGGCGCTATTCATTCGCTCGAGCAATGGCCGGAACTCAACACCGGCTCACTGCGGCCGGCAACCGGCGAAGTGCCGCCGAATGCTAAAGTAACTCGGCCGTAAATCGACAATTTGTCGAAAAAATTTACACCAGAGTTGCTTTTTAGTTTTACGGTTGTATTGTGAACTACAGGCACGGAGACGGTCTCCGCGCAAGCAATTTTACAAGAAAGACAAAGACAGCAATGGCAAAAAATAAGTTGGCTGGCGAATGGATCAGCCCAGAAAATTTATGGGGGAAGCCGTTACCCCCAGCGCTCAACAAGACGCCCCGCGCTACAGCGGCAAAAGTCGAGCCCGATGACGACGATGAAGACGAAGACGAAGACAAGGACGACGAAGACGACACGGAAGACGAAGACGCCGAAGACGAGGTCGAATACGACGAGGCGGACGACGTGGTCACGAGCGAAGCTGACTTCGACGTAGAAGTTAGCGATGAGACAGAAACTGTGTCGACTGTCGTCGACGCAATCCCCACGAAGAAGAAAGCAGAGAAGAATATGCCAGCAACTGTGGTAGAGAAGAAAAGCGGCGCTGATTACTGTCGTACCGAAATCGCACGACGTGCCGCAACAGGCGAGTCACTGCGTGGCGTAGATATTGTCGCGGCCTTGGCTAAGTACAAAGTCGTGATCAACCCAGCCCAAGTTTCCCAGCTTCTCAAGAAGGCCAAGGAAAGCGGCGTCATCTGCACCATGACCGACAAGAGCCGTGTAGCGGCCAAGGCTAAGGCAACAAAGCCAGCAGCTAAGCCAATGGCAAAGCCTGCAGAAATGACCGAAACGCCCCGCGGACCCCGGCATAGCGTGCCAAAGCGCAAGCTTGCCACACCGGGCGCAATGCCAATGGCGCAGCTCAAAGCTGCATCGGCGTTCATCGCCGCTTGTGACGGCTGTTACGACACGGCCCAAAGCATTCTTGCTGATCACAAGCAAGTCCGGTCTTTGATGGGCACATAAGGGTAAAAAATCTTTTCGCGCGCGGTGCCAGCTCGGCTTGCCCAAGGTCGCCTGGCACTGCGCTGCGAATTAGATATCTTTAGCCCATACCCAGAAAGGAGGCGCTCTTGCCAACCAAAAGTGCGCAGCCGGGCAAGCGTTCGTGCGCAAATGCCGCACAAGCACAAGTCGCTTGTTCGCCGGCCGCCAGTTACACGTTCCCCGCCGGCCTGATCAAACGCGTGCATATCAACATGCACGTGATCCGTAAAAATATCAAAACAGGGGCCACCGAGCCCGTGATCACCGTGCAGTTTCGCGGCAAGCCGTATCGGTTTGCAACCGTAGAGATTTTAGGCAGCTCACGCGTTGTCTACGCGCCCACTGCGCCGCTGAGTTGCGGTGCGCGAGTGTGGGTCGAAACAAAAGCAGAAACAATAGGTTTCTCATCATGAAACGCGCAGCCTACACGCCGGCTGAACATGCAGAAGACAAAGAAAAGATTCTTGCCGCGCTTGACGCAGTCATCGCGCTGCGAGAGGCATATAAAGACGTGATAGCCATACCCGAGATTGTCGTGCTGCACGACATTACCGAATACCGGCTAGACACGCCACGCGGGCCATTCCCATTTAAGAAGTTCTATAGCCGCGACGTAGCGGTCTCTATTTTGCGCCAATTCAATGAAAACAATTATGTCACACCCGAAGAGCTCGAGATGACAATTGTCGTCGGCTTAGAAGAACATAAAAAACTATCAGACACATCTCACAAAGATTAGAGGTACTCATGTCACACATCGTTCAGATCAAGACTGAAGTCCGAGATACGGTCGCCATTATGGCGGCAGCAAGGCGGTTAAAATTGGCCGAGCCCACCACGGGCGTATTTAAGATGTTTAGTGGCGCCTACGCCACGGGAACCGGCGTCGAACTGCCGGGCTGGAGGTATCCGGCTGTATTTAATACAGAGACCGGCGCCGTGGACTTTGACAACTACAACGGCTCGTGGGGCCAGCAGGCGGAACTAGATAAGTTTCTGCAGGCGTACGCTGTGGAGCGCGCCACGGCAGAAGCGCAAAAAGGTGGCTACTCTGTATACGAAGAGCAGCTCGACGACGGTTCCATCAGACTCAACATCACCGGAGAGGGCTACTAATGTCAAAAAGCATCCAGATCACAATTTCGCCTACGGGCGGAACCAAGATTGAAACGACCGGGTTTACCGGAAGCGCGTGCCAAGACGCAACGCGCGCGCTTGAGGCAGCCCTCGGAGCTACGGCGAACGAACAGATGACAAGCGAGTTCTATACAGAAGCGCCGGAACAGACCAATGAGCTCCACCAGTAAACCAGCGCTTACCGAGTTGCTTTCAGCGCACTTCGCCCGCGGTGCCCGACTCCCGGAGGTTATTACTGTGCTCTCTGCCGACGGAGCAACGCACGGAATAGCCGCCGGGAGTACGCGGCGGTGTCAAATGGAAGGTTGCCTTAGCATGCGCATTATGGTGCGCTGGCCGGATAATAAAGTTACTTGGCCGTGTATGGGTGGCCTGTCTCGTATTAATAAAACTACATACAAAATCCAATAATAAGGAAACACATGTCACTCAATAAAGAGATTAAAGAATTAGTGGCCGCAGGATTTTCTGGTATCTGGGTCGAGTCCCTCGAGTGTGAAGACGCCGTCACGACTATTCGTAAGACGGCCGCAGACAATGCGTGGGTATTTGAACTGTGGGACATCGACCAGCAGATGTATAGCAATGCTGCTGCAGCCCCGACGCCGACCCACCCGTTGCGCTATCTCGACGCGCTTTATGCCGCAAACCCGTCGGGACCGCCGACGCTCCTTGTGCTGAAGAATTTCCATCGCTTCTTGGGCAACCCAGAGGTGGTGCAGACTTTGGCAAACCGCGTAGCCCGCGGCAAGGGTATTGGGCAGTTTATTATCATCGTGGCGCCAGTGCTGCAGCTGCCGCCAGAAGTGGAGAAGTTATTTACTGTCGTCCACCACGACTTGCCTGACACCGAGCAGCTGACCACGATCTGCAACGCGCTGTTTAGCGCAGACAGTCACTTTACGGCGCCGACAACTGAAGAAGTGGCGATTGTGGTAGACGCAGCCAAAGGCCTTACCCGGCAAGAGGCAGAGAATGCGTTTGCGCTGTCGCTCACTCGCGGCAACAAGCTTGCCGCCGATACGATCTGGAGCATCAAAGCCCAGACGCTGGAAAAGAGCGGGACGCTATCGCTGTATCGCGGCGACGCAAGTTTTGAGAACTTGGGCGGCCTCGAAAGCCTGAAGAGCTTCTGTCTGCGCGCTATGCGTCGCCAGGGCTCCAAAAACGTCGATATGCGGCCGAAGGGCGTTCTGTTGCTGTCGCCGCCGGGCTGCGGCAAGTCTCAGTTTGCCAAAGCGCTGGGCAACGAGGTGAGCCGTCCGACTGTTATGCTCGACTTCGGGAGCTTAATGGGCAAGTTTGTGGGCGAGAGCGAGGGCAATATGCGCCGGGCTCTCCAGCAGGTTGACGCCATGGCACCTTGCGTGCTGTTTGTCGACGAGATCGAGAAGGGTCTTGCTGGCGTGGGTAACTCCGGCCAGACGGACTCGGGCGTCAGTGCACGGCTGTTTGGCACTTTGCTGACGTGGCTTAACGACCACACCAGTGACGTGTTCTTTATCGGCACCTGCAACGACGCAACGCAACTGCCTGCGCCGTTTGCCCGTGCCGAGCGGTTTGACGGGGTGTTCTTTGTGGATCTGCCAGGGCTGGAGCAGCGCGAGCAGATCTGGAATATCTATCTTCACCAGTTCAATCTGGACGTCACCCAAGTGCGGCCTGATGACACCAACTGGACCGGAGCAGAGATCAAGGCGTGCTGCCGATTGGCTGCGTTGCTTGAAATCACGCTTACAGAAGCAGCTCTCAACATAGTGCCCATCTCGGTCACTGCAAACGAGCAGATCCACGCCCAACGACTGTGGGCCGAGAACCGATGTCTGTCTGCCGATCGCGGCGGCATTTACAAGCGAGATACCGTTGCAGAACGTAATCGCCAACGCCGCGTTACCGGCGCCGCAAGTGTTAACTAGTTGTGCGTGTTCTACATTCTGGAATGTGGAATAACGTTACTGTAAATTGCCACTGCCGGAGCTATTTTGTAATAGCCCTCGCGGTGGCGTTTGTGCAATGAAACTCTTCCCAACCCCTCGAGGTACCAATGCCAACCGCCGTTCCGCTATTTTCGTTTTTAAAAGAATACAGCTTGATTCCCGTGCGCATGCAAGAAGCCATGACGCGGTATGTCCAAGACGGCATTACGCCGGGGTCATTTTTGTGCGCCGTTATAGACAACGATCTACGGGGCGCAATTTTTCAAGCCGACGACACAAACAAGTTATTGATACCGTTATTTGTGAACTGGTTTTATTCTGAAGCCCCGGCAGATTGCTCCGGCTCTCGCGCGGCCCGGCTTGAGTGGGTCAAGTCACACCAAGACAAAGAAAGCAAAACAACATGAGCAATGAAACAACTACTCTCGACGCCATAGAAGCTGAGGCTACCACGGCAACAGCAGCTGAGATTCGCCAAAGTATGGGCGCTGTAAAGTTATCTTTTACATGGCTTGGCACGCAGCGCAAGCTGTCAGACACGCAGACTAAACAGGCCGCGGACGTGTTTGATGCCCAGAAAGACTTGGTCACAGCCAGCAAACGCTTGATTGATACTAAGCACCCGGCGTATCGCGCCGCCACGCAGATCAAGAGCCAAGCTGCGGCGTATTGGCGCAGCGTCACTTTGCCGTACCCACAAAGCGGCGTTCGGCTTATTAAGCACGAAGACATCGCTACGTTCGAGACAACGATGCTGTCGTATCAGGCGCAGTTAGCCGTTGCTGCGGCAAACCTGCAGCTCGAGTATGACGCGATTAAAACAGCCGCCAGAGAAAAACTCGGGCAACTGTTTAATCCGGCAGACTATCCGGTGACGCTTGAAAACGTGTTTGAGCTGACGTGGGAATATCCGTCAGTTGAACCGCCGCCTTATCTCATGGGATTTAACCCAGAGATCTATCGTCAAGAACAGGCTCGGGTACAGGCCCGGTTTGAAACAGCCGTGGCTATGGCCGAGGAAGCCTTTGCGACCAAGCTGTCCGAGCTGATCGAGCACTTGGTGACCCGGCTGACTGACGCACCAGGCGAGCAGCGAAAAACGTTTCATGCGAGTACGATCGAGAACTTTACAGAGTTCTACGATAATTTCAAGAAAATGAACGTGCGCTCAAACGCACAGCTAGAAGCACTTATTCACCGGGCCAATGATATCATTGCCGGCGTCAGGGCTACCTCACACCACCGCAATTTTGCGCAAATACGCAACAACGCGGAGGTTCGTGGCGCGCTTGTTTCCCAAATGAGCGCCGTGCAAGTAGCTCTTGATAATCTGATTGTTACACCCCCTGCCCGCCGCGTGATGCGCATGGAGCCTGAATGACAGCCATACCAGACCCTGGCGATACGCCAGGAGATAAAGACCTGACAGACGACCAAGCAAACGTGTCTGCCGCAATGGATTATATTGGCCAGCTTGGATGGGCCGATGTAGACCACACAGTGCCAGCGGCGCAAGAAACAGCTGTCGCAACACTGCCAGTTATAAAGAAGATCAGAAAGGTACGGGCGCCCAAGCACGACTTTAACGACGGCTGTGGGCGCGTATTTGCGCATAAGCACGAGAACGGCGGCGGGTGGGTGGCAGACACCGCGCACGTGGCCAAGACAGTGCTCTGTGAAAGGCGCGCCCAGGTGTATCACCGGGCAAGAGTGAAAGGCCAGGCAAAACTACAGAACTATGCGCAAGTGTGCGGCTGTGCGGTTGTTTCCGGCAGCAAGATTGCAGGGCATGCGTATGTAGCTGGCTTCGCGCAAGTCACCGGCGGGGAAATTATTGGGAATGCAATGGTCACTGGCGGTAAGTTGATGTGCTGCACTCTCACCGATCGCGCGTCAGTTTATGGCGATCCTCTAATCCACTATACAAATCTTTACGGGTATGTACGTATTTACGGAGCTGCAAACGTGCTCCACAGCGAGATTAAAGGGTGGGCGCGTATCAGCAACCGCGCACATGTGTATCGCGCGCATGTGGAGGGTTACGTAGAAATTACTGACGAAGCAAACGTCACAAACGCCATGGTAAAAAACAATTGCTACGGAAGTGCCAATCACATGGTTCGCGTAGTTGGGATTGTTAAGTCACACCGCCGTGACGACGTTGCGGTAGAAACGTTAACGCCAAAGATGCTCATACACGAATCGGCCCTGGTGGTAGGGACCAACCGAGACCTCCATGACTTGCAGGGCGCGTTTCATATGGGCGGCGACGCTGTCATTCTAAACAGCTCTATCCGGGTGCAGGATCTACACGGAAATCCGCCAGGAAGCCATATCGATGTTAACAAGGAAGCGCTTATTGTTGGCTTGACAGCGCGCGGAGCGACTGCGTTTGATCCGCATAATACATCGGGCTCACAAAGAGCTCGAGCGGTGTTTGGGCCATCGCGTGCGGCGTTTGACTTTAATGTACTTGCGCAACCCCGGATTATTATGCCGGTATCGCAGGAGGGAGAATGAATATCTTTATTCGCCCAGACGGCAACGCCCAGTGCCTCTATACCGAAGATATTAATTTAGCCGAGTTTGGCGCGCTCTCTATTGCGCGAGCAAGTCATGTTGAGCCAGATAAGCGCGGTTTGTGGTGGGCTGATATGGAGCCCGTTGGCGGGCCAGTATTGGGGCCATTTCAAACACGGGGCCAAGCTCTTGCAGCCGAAGTAGCGTGGCTTGACGCCAAGATGGCAACCGGGCAACAGGAGGTGCGCAATGGCAGTTAACGCAGAGATTAACTGGGAGATCGAATGCGAAGACAAGAACACGCCAACAGGTGCGCCGACGATTGTATTTTGCGCTTTCTATTTTGATATAGCTGCAGGTGACCCAGGCTGCTATAGAGATGCCAACGGTGATGGGTATCCAGCGATTCCGCCGTGGGCTACTCTTAGCTCTATTACGTGCACGGGGCTGCATGTCGAAAACACCGACGCAGAGCGGCCGCCAACAGACGATGAAAAAGCGTTCTTCGAGCTGTGGCTGGCTAAATATCTAGGCCAGCACGAAGCGCTCGAAGCGACGCTTGAAGAACTGGCTGTTGCAAGCGTCGAAGATCCGGCAGACGACGATAACCGGGACCACCGGGACAACTAGCAAAACACGTAGTTTCAGCCCGCATTATTGGGGTTGCAAAAGAAATTTGTGCGGGCTATCGTAACCCGTGCGCAGATCACAAGCATCTTGCGGCTCACGCCATAAGGTGCCTGTGCAGTTGCTGACGTATGTATGCGTCAGCTTTTTGTGGGTTTTAAAGGAGTAAGCGATGAAAGCTTTTACAGCTTGTTTTTCGGCGTTGATTGTTTCGTTTGTTGCAATGACAACTTGCGTTATTGCCGGCAACAGTGCCGACGGAACACAAAGCGTGTTGATTGGTCAGCCCACCCTCGCGGATAAGCCGATTATTCTCGCGCCGTGCGTTGAACAGCCGACCGCTTGTGCGAACGGCCGTTGTGCACGCAAGTACAACGAAGAAGTCGAGCAGACCGAAAGCTGCCGGAACCGCTTGTTTGGCGGGACAGTGGTGAAGAAAAGCACACGGACTGTCTACCGCCCAGTTCGTCGCTAAAGTAAGTTACGCATAACGTTACGCCACGGAGGGCGCCAAGTACGTACTTGGCGCCCTCTTTCATTTAACACAAAGAAAGTAGTTAACTAATCATGGGAATAGATATCTATTTAGAATGGGAAGGCCAGACAGAAGCGCCCAAGACGGGCGCCACTGGGTATCTCCGGGAAAGCTATCACGGCGGCCCTTATGCCACGCGGATCTTGCTCCGCGAAGCTTTTGAGGCAGAAACGTGCCGCGCCGAGATTCCGGCGGCTATCCTGCGCGAGCGCCTCACGCATGTCACCGAGCCGACGTATACGCCAAACATGGGCCACATGATGGCGTCGGCGTTGTTCGCCGCGCTTTCAAGTGTGTCGGAAGACAAAGCTGTCAGTCCGCCTGAATTGCTCAGAGACGCGACCATCCCGATGACCGTCGAGGAAGCCGTGGAAGAGCGAGAACGCACAGTCTATAAGGGCACAGACAAAGACGTCGAAGAGTCGCTAAAAGAGTTCCGGGATTTTGTCGCGCTCGCCGAAAAGCAAGAAGCCGAGCACAACAAGCCGTGCACCGTTTTTGCTTCTTACTAAGGAAAACAACATGGCAAAGAAAAAGTTAACGCGAGAACAACAAACTCTTGCAAGCATTAAATCATTTGCGCAGCGGCTACGCCGGTCAGGCGCAGCGGCTTTACGCGTCGAGTACGACTGGACGTGTTATAGCGTCTCGCGACACGCAGATTTTCCAGACGACGAGGCCCGCGAAGTCTCTGCTGTTGTCTATAGTGGCAGCCCGCACACCCAGCACAAAGACGAAGAGCACATCTTCATTCGCACTTGGATCTCACAATACTGCGAACAGGGAAATAAAGAAAACTACAAAGAGCAATTACCGCGCGGGCTTTTATCGGCAGAAGATTTTGTAAGCAACTGTTTAAGTTTAGTCAGCCGCCCAGTGCTGCCAGAAGTCCAGTGCACCGGCAATATAGTTGTCAACGCAGAAACCGGCGAAATCAATATCTCGCGGTGGCCGATGCACGTCCTCTCAGCGACGCACACGATTACAAATCTTTAAGTTAAGAAAGGCCTCTCATGGGTATATGTGTATTTAAAACAGCAGAAATTAAACGCTGCTTGCAGCACGCGCTCGCTGCCCCCGATTGGAACATGGGCTACGACAACGAAGCAGCTCGCGTGCCAGCGCTCCAGTTTGTGCATGACCAAGGCATCTACATGATGAGCAACGGTATTCCGAGAGATACAGTCGATAACTCGGGCAGCTACGTGGTGTACGCCGAGGGCTGCGACCCCGCCAAAGCAGAGTTTGACGATTGGTACGAAAAAAGCAAAGAGCTTGTCGGCGGAAACGACTTTGTCGAAACGATTGAGATAACACCTGACATGGTCAATATGTGCGACCAGTTTCGTAACTTAGAACTGCGGGTTACACCAACAGAGTTTGCGATTAGATTCACCAAGTCAACAAAGCCCCGCCGCAAGGCGAGTCGTAGCTGACGCAAAGAAAAGGATTAGTTTGATGATCACAAGCACCGACAAAAACGTGCGTTGCATTACGAAGCCCGGCCTCACGCGCGTCAACAATAACTCGATTCACGTGGGCTATAACCGGACGCTTGACCCCGTAGCAGTCGCAACCTTGCCCGAGGACACGATATACATTGTCACGCCCATAATGGTGCACGAGCATATTGGCGGCAAGCTTGCTGACCCCCATATGCGGTGCAGCATTTACGCCGGCCCTGAGCACACCTGGATGATGCTTGATATGTCGTTTGAGTATTTTAACAAGCTGCCGCGCGTTACCGAACTGGCTGCCTTGACCGATAATGTGCCCAAAGATGAAGAAACAGTTATTCGAGACGAAATCACCAAGGCTGCTGCAGCAATGCAAGAAAAGCAAACGGCAGAAGCATACGAGGAAAAACACGATGAGTAAAACGGTCCAACCAACTGTGATAGCCACGCGCATTCGGATATCTGAAAACGAACTAGATCAGATTAAGCCCGGCACGAGCTTGTATAAGCAAGCCGTTGGCGCGCTTGAAGAATCGCGCCAAGGGTGGACGTATATTCAACGCGCAGACGCCCTATACGGCGACGACGGCGAAATCGAGATCGACGATGACGCCGCTGTCAGCATGAGCGAAGACGGCGCGTACGTGCAAGGCTGGCTGTGGGTGGCTGATGAAGAAAAAGAAGAAGACGAATGACAACAGGAGAAGATATGGAACCAACAAAGATATCTATGGACGAAATCCTGGCTCTCGTATCGGTCAAACAAGACGTCGATGGCAGCTGGCAGATTGACGCCGTTCACGGCAACGTTTGCGGCCATGTCGGCGGCAGTGTCCGCCACGGTGTCAGGGGCAATGTCGACGGCGGCGTTGTGGGTAGCGTCATTGGTAATATCGGGGCCAACGTCTATGGCGACGTTGGGGGCAATGTCTTTGGTTACGTCCGGGGCGACGTCAATGGCGGCGTCTGCGGCAACGTCGACAACGATGTCCGGGGCAGTGTCCGGGGGAGTGTCGTTGGCAATATTGGTGGAAACGTCTGGGGCCACATTGACGGCAATATCGGCGGCAATGTCGGCGGCTCGGTCAGGGGCGATATAGCCGGCAATGTTGGCGGCCGCCTAGGGGGCAGTGTCGGCCGCGGCCCGCTCGGCCGCATAAGCGAAGGCGACCAAAAAAACCGTGACCACCGGAACAACAGCGTAATACCGTAATGATCAAATTATTAACTAATTGCCACTACTGCAAAAAACCGTGTAACGCCGCAGAAGAAATTAAACGCGCATGGATACATCCGACAAAAGGAAACGTAACGTGCTGTAATTCTTGCGGCGGATACGAGATATGCCCTGAGTGCAATAAACTGTGGGAAAACCTACACTGGCCTAAAAATACACCGTGTTTTAAATGCGCGGGTGGATATTCGCCATAGTAAACAGGAGGAAACGATGTCTGAGCCAATAACGATGGAAGAAGTATTAAAGCTCGTGTCTTTTGACAAAGACTACGAAGATCAGTGGTGCGTTCAAGACGTCAAAGGCGATATCGCAGGCGACGTCGAAGGCGATATTGATGGCGATGTCTGCGGCAATATCGCGGGCGATGTCTGCGGTAATGTTGACGGCAATATTGAAGGCGATGTTAAGGGCGATGTCAAAGGCACTGTCGAGGGCGATGTCGGGGGCAGCGTCGAAGGTAATGTCGATGGCAGTATCAGCGGCGATGTCAGCGGCGATGTCGGGGGCTGTGTCGGCGGCAATGTCGAAGGCGATGTTGAGGGCAGTGTTTTGGGCAATGTTAGCGGTGTCGGCGGCAATGTCGAAGGCGATGTCGAAGGCAATGTTGCGGGCAGTGTTTTGGGCAGTATCAGCGGCAGTGTCCTGGGTCTTGCCAAACCAGCGCCAGAGCCTGCAAAAAAAGGAAGCATCATGTTCTTTCCATATGGCGCTAATTAACAAGGAGGAAACGATGTCTGAGCCAATAACGATGGAAGAAGTATTAAAGCTCGTGTCTTTTTATAAAGACCCCGACAGCGGTCAGTGGAGCGTTAAAAACGTCAGGAGCGATGTCGCTGGCGATATCGAGGGCAACATTGTTGGCGACGTCGATGGCGATGTCTACGGCAATGTTTGCGGGATTGTCAGCGGCAATGTCGGCGGCATCTGCGGCAATGTCGAAGAATTCGGTGTTGAAGGCAAGGTCGATGGCGATATCGGCGGCACTGTTGATGGCGATATTAACGGCGACGTCAACGGCGACGTCAAGGGCTGTGTTTTTGGCGATGTCCGGGGCCATATCTTGGGCCGTGTTTTAGGCAATGTTTACCTTGGCGTCAAAGGCAGAGTCGGGCCAAGAACCAAATCCCTTATAAAAAAGAAAACAAGGGGCAAATAATGTTCAAACCAATAACGCTTAAAGACGTATTAAAACTTGTATCTTTTCATAATGACCAAAACGGCGATTGGTGCGTTCAAGACGTCTTGAAAAATATCCGAGGCCATGTTTTGGGCAATGTCGGCGGCTCGGTCAAGGGCGATATAGCCGGCAATATCGGCGGCAATGTCGAAGGCTGTGTCTTGGGCAATGTCGGCACTGTCGGTGGCAGTGTCGTGACCGGTGTCTGGCGCGATGTCGTCTTCGTCGGCGGCAATGTCAAAAGCTGCGACAATGTGGGTTACGTCAGCGGCAATGTGGGTTACGTCAGCGGCAATGTCGGCAACGTCAGGGGCAATGTTACCGGCAATGTCGAGGGCAATGTCGCTGGCTATGTCGGCGGCAATGTTGCGGGCAATGTCTTGGGCCCTGTCGGGCCAAAACCTAAACCCGCTACAAAAAAGAAAACAGGAGGCAAGCTCAATGGTCAGAAGAGCAGGAAATCGGCGCGCAGACAAAAGCACGCTTGATGACCCAATGGACCCGTCAGAGGAAACGCTCGAGTGGTGCCGCGGGCTTGTAAATATGCTCGCTGATGGCGCGGTGTGGGCCATTCCTAGGTCGGGCGCAATGTTCCGAGTGAACAAGCAAGCCAAGACGCTGACGCTTATACCGACCAAAGGCACCAGTGACGCAGCGCAAGGCGATTTTGAGGCGACGAAAATAGTGTTTGCCAAAATCGGCTGGCGCGTTATCGACAGCAGCGAGCGCGTTTCATGAGCGGCTCTTTCCACAAAGCGTGTGCTTGGAATATGCTTGCCGCACGGCCAATAATTATTATTGGCTTGTTCTTATGTCATGGAGAGACGCATGCAAGTATCGTTGTTAGTAGAGAAAGTAAGCCGCAAGCAGCTAAGTCAGTTATGGAACAACCGCGAGCTATCCGTTACAGATATTTTAGGCGAAATAGGTTTAACCCGGTATCAGCTGCAGGCGCTTGTAGCCCATTACAAGCTTGTCCGGCGGCACAAGCGGTTTGGCTCAAGGCCTGCTCGTGAAGCCAAAGCTGAAGAACCAGACGCAGAAGAACAGGCGGCTATAGCCGCCCGCAAGGCTGAAATTAAAGCTAGCTGGACGCCCAATGAACGCGCAGCGCGTTGTGTGGGCGGCAGAAGAAAACGGTGTGAGATACCGCACTATCGCTATGACAACAACTTTGCTGGGTTTATAGGCGTAAGCAGCCTGAGCTAGCCAGGGTAAAGATATCTATGACCGCAGTTTAAATCACACAGAAAGAAACAAACATGACACACGAAGCAACGAGCCGCGAATTCTTTACCACGAAGAAATGCGACCGGTGCGCCAACGATTTGGCCATCCGGACGTTGAGCTGGTTCACAGACGAGACAATCTGTATGGAATGCTCAATTATCGAGCGCCGCATCAAGTCTGCGCTGCGAGAAGCCGGCTATCCAGAGGCAAAAGAAGCCTGCGGCTACGTACCAGACATATCGAAGATCAAGCCGGTAGGAGTTTAACGTGTATAAAATTTATATTTTTGATAAAGTATGCCGGGATTGGATACCAATGACAACGATCCAATACGCCACAGAAGCCGACGCGCAAAAATTTGTGGACGATTATCCCCTATGGGGTTGTGACCACAGCAGAACCATCCGAAACGGAAATTGGCAGATCGTCAACGTCAAAACGCTTGCTCGCTCGCCCGCTGCTACATGAAGAAAGAAAACCATGGCAAACTACACGACGCGGAAAATTGACCGGTTTGATATATTGCTCTCGGACCCGTACTCGGACGACGGTAGTGACGAATGCTACATGGTTATGTATAGCGCCGTCACTATGCAGGACGTGTGGGAGTGGATGAGCAACAGCGGCGACTGGTCTTTCAAAATCACTGAGCACGGTAACAGAGACAATGTATTTATTTTCGGCGATACAATTGCGAGTATGTGCGAAGCTGTAAACGGCTTGCACGTAGATCAAGATACGGTAGCTTAAACGTTATAGACTAGGGCGCGGACACTTCACTTAAAGCAAAGGAGACAATATGAGCCCAAATATAGAGCCACCAAAGTACAACAGCTTTGGCGTATTGGCGGCAGCTATTTTTATTCTGGCTGTCCTCATGACGATCGTACGCACAGCCGTAGAGCCAACTGGGGGCACAACGACGTACCAGCCTGATCCGACCAGTTTTAATCACCGCTACGCTACAGAACGTTTTCGGCAAGAAGGCTACAGCCAAGCAGAGTCGCAACAAGCAGCTGACGCAGTGGTCAAGTTTCATGAAGCCCAAAAACGCAGAAACAAATCGGAACGCAGGTGATCCAAATATTACGTAAATCGTGTCTTAGAAACGACTTACGATTCGCGCAATCACAAGCTTTCGATTTTCGCGAAACACGAAACTATAGCCTTGCTCGTAAGTCCTGTGCTTGGCAGCACTTACGAAAGCTGAAAAGAATGCAAACTTTACCCGATTGCAGAAAATTAAATCTACTAGAAATTATCCGCATGTAGTCCTGGTACAGGACTACTACAAGGTAAGCCCAACGTGATCATGATATTTCTTTGCGGTTAGCGCAACGTGTTTGCGGGCAACGACTTACGCCGCAGTTTTTAGTGGCTTTGCCATTGCCATAAATTCGGTTTTTGCAGTATCTCGGCCTAAAACTCACATATCTGCCAATTTTGCCGGCAGTATTCTCGCATTTTTGCGCGTTGTTGTTTTGCGCGCTTTGCAGAACCCAGCAGACTGCGGTACTCACAGCAGTCACTGCGGTACTGACAACAGTCACTGCGGTACTGACAACCGTACCCACAACCGTACCCACAACCGTACCCACAGGAGAGGAATAAGCATGGCCCAACAATATGAGTTGAAAGATCGTGAAAGCGGTAAAACAGTTTCTTGCGCCGTAGAGTTTTCAGGCAACAGCATTTACGTGCAAGTAGACGGCTATGGAGACTACTACAGCGAAAGCGGTTCTGGCGCTCCAATAGGCATCGAGTATCACGAAGGAAGCGTATGGGTAACTGTTTGGGGAAACATAAACCAAGACGCTCCCACAGGAAGACTGTGTCTCGACGGCGCACTTGAGTCAAACAGAGACATAGTTTGAGTTTGAAATGATAGATAATACAAAATGCTACGAATGCCAGTCGTCAGCGATTGAGTACACGACCTCCGCGACTGGCGGCAAAGTGCCGCATG